GAGAGTAATAAAGTTTTATTACATCTACCAATTGAAAGAGATGAAGTAAAAATTCTTATTCAACAAGCCAAACAGATGGAGAAAGAGCAGATGAAAGATTGCTATTGGTACGGTGATTATGACGGACGCAATGGCTCAGATAGAAACTTTGAACAATACTACAACGAAACATTTAAACCAAAACAAAGATGATGATAATACTTAAATGGATATGTATTTTAGGATGGGCAACAGTTATGGGATTACTAATGACAAAATCATTAAATCAAAACAAAGATGAGTAAAGGAGAATTAAAACAACAACTAATTGAAGAAGTTGTAAAAGATATAAAGTATTCTTTAGAAATGGGATGGGAAGAAGCAATAGAAGAATTGCTTTCTTTCACACCAGTTGAAAATCTTATTGGATATTTGCCTGAAGAAAGTTGGGAAAAATATAAATCTTTAAACCAAAACAAAGATGAAAAGGATTAAATATAAGTTTCTGATTAGGCTCAGAAAGTTAGGCAGGCTTTGTAAGAAACCTGTGTATAAGAAACCTGTAGTTAAAGTAGGTAGCACAGTTTATCCTGACGGGAAGCCTAGAATGTCTCCTAATGGAACAGGAGAATGGTACGGACAAGTAGAAATTAAAAACAAAAAGAAATGAAAAAAGTAATTTTAACAGTAATTATTGCATTAGTATCAGTTATTTCTAATGCACAACTAGTAGTAAAAGAGGCAGGGAAAGATACTGTAATCTGGCAAGCAACAAAACTTGCAACTGTTCCTAAAATTGTAAAGTTTACTATAGATAGTTTAGATAGTTATACTATTTATTATCGTAATGCTAAGTACAGCACAATCACTGATATTGATTATATTACAACAGGTGATCTTGAAACAACAATTCAGTTTTATGAATTATGTAAGTCTGTAGGAGAAACTGGAAAAGAATATAATATAGAACTAGATAATAAAACATTGATACTAAGTAAAGGAACAATGGGTACTATTATGATATGGTCAGAGTATTCTTACTTTTATCTTTCAGCTAAACAAGTAACTGCAATATTAGAAAAGCTATGAAAAAGTTATTATTAATACTATGCTTCTTGTTAAGCAGTATAGTATACTCTCAAACATTAGTGCATAGTTATGCAGTAAGAGTAGGAGCCTGGTCAGAAAAGATTGATGATTGGATTTATCAAGATTGGGTATACACAGAACATGAAATACTGTTAAAGGGTTACTATGTTTATGTAAATGACATTAAAGAAAGCACCTACAAAACTTATGGTGATGCTATGGTACTAGATAAATTTCTTGTATGGAATGCTTATGATGAAAATGGAGAAGAGTGTGTTTTTTCCATGAATGATAATTATATCATTATAACATATATAGGAGACTTTACTATTGCTTATGCAACTTTAGATTAGTATGAATAATAAAATAACAGCAATAATTATAACATTATTATCTTTTAATACACCGTACAGAGATATGACAGATGAGTTTTTAATAGAGCATATAATAAAAAGATTTAGATGCTCTAAGCATATTGCAAAACAAGTTGTAAAAAGATTAAGAGATGAAAGACTTTAATGAGAAGTGGTATTTAATAGGCTCAGTAGTTGGATTATTTGCTGGCATAGCAGTTGGATTTTTAATGTTTGGATAATGAGTGTAGTAACTAAAACTACCAGGAAGTCTATGACTATTAGGCCTTCTGGTAGATCTACAGATTTTATTTCACCAAGTTTTGGACATGGTTGTTTGTATAACTGTACTTACTGTTATATGAAAAGACACAAACCGGAAGGATTATCTGTAGCTACTAATACTATGGATATCCTGACAGAAATAGATCATCATGTGTGGTTTGCTGATGTAGAGAAACCTAATCAAACCGGAGATTTCATTACTTATGATATCTCTTGTAATGAAGACTTTGCTCTACATGCTAAGTATCATGAGTGGGAGAAGATATTTGCATTCTTCCGGGATCATCCTTTGGCCATGGGTAGTTTTGCTACTAAGTATGTAAATGAGGATCTACTTAAGTTTAATCCAGAAGGTAAGATTAGAATAAGATTTAGTCTGATGCCTGAAAATTTACGTACTATACTTGAGCCTAATACTTCAGATATCTTTACAAGATTAAGAGCAGTATCTGATTTTCTTGATGCAGGTTATGAGGTACATCTAAACTTTAGTCCTGTTATTGTGTATGACGAATGGCTTAAGGACTATGAAGATCTATTTGGAAAAGTTGCAACTTATGCTAACAGGTATGCTTGGGATTTTGATGAAGTAAAGGCAGAAGTAATATTCCTTACACACAATGAAGCTAAACATGAGTACAATCTAGCTCATCAACTACTAGGAGAAAATCTATTATGGCGTCCTGATATACAAGAGAGTAAAGTATCTAACTATGGTGGTAACAATATCAGGTATAAACATGATCTAAAAGCTGAGTATATTAAACAGTTTACTGAGCTACATGATGAGATAATTCCTTGGAATACAATACGTTACATATTTTAATCTAAAGTTATGGATAAAGTAAGCGGACTTGATAAAGCCGGTAAAAAAGTAGCAAAAAAACTTATAAAACAGGTAATTGATGAGCATTATTTGATAAGTAAAGAAATAGATAGCAATCTAAGTTATTTATGGTGGATGTATAAAGATGGTGCTAAAAAAGATCAGTTTAAACCATTTATTTTTAAATTTGAACTTAATCTTTTACAATCTTTAGATATTATTAATTCTGATCAAGTAGAACACTTGAGTAAGATGCTTGATTCTGAAGATTTAGATAATGTTTATATTGCTGTTTGTAGTATTTCTTATTTTAGAAAAGAAAGAGTTGATAAACATGGAGAATATAACTCTGATAAAAAAATATCAGATGAATTTAAGGAAGTTGCAAAGAACTATCCTGTTGTAGTAGTTAATAATTATAAATCATTTATGCAATGACAGAAAAAGAATTACAGGAATTAGACTTTGAAAAAGTTGTAGTTACCATAGAAGAAAGTGGTAATAAAAATGATTACTATTATTACAAGTATGATCTCAATGAGAATTGTGTCTTAATGAGTAATGAAAGTGATGAAGTTGTAGGAAATAGATGGTATGTCTATGAATATGACATGGGAATAAAAATAGATAGTGCTGATGATGTAGATTTACTGATCAGTCTTTTCGGAAAGTGGTCCAAAACCATTTAAATTAACATCAACTTCTTCTTTAACAGTTTGTAACTGTAATTTCTCATTTACTACAGATAACAAAATTATAGAAGCAGCTTCTTTCCAACAGTCATCAATAGTTATTGATAACATATCCATGGGAATAGGTGTTTTTAATACTTCACCAGTTCTAAGATGTATGTTGGTTCCTGCTTCAGGATTTCGTATATTTGTAAAAGATAAACGGGTTATATGAGTAACATTTAATTGTTCAAAATATCTTTGCCCGTTTTCTTCTCTGAATTCAATGCCTATAAACATATTGTAGGTGTATAGTATAAATTTAATAATTTTTAGCGTATGTTCCTAACTACTTTAGTTAAGAGTGACTCAAAACTTGGATATGTTGATAAAAAAGATAAACTCTTATACCAGCTCTTTTTAGATAAACTAAAAGATGGGCAGGAAGTAGAAGTTTATTTTTCTATCAAAGGTTCAAAAGCAAATGCTTCACAAATTGCAAAAGTTCATGCTTCTATACGTGAAATAGCTTCTGAATTAGGCTTTTCATTTGAAGACATGAAACTTCTTGTAAAAGAAAAAGCTGGTCTTTGTTTTGAAGTTGTTGATGATGATAACAAAAGTATTGTATGCAAGTCTTTTGCTGACTGTAGTTATACTGAAATAAGTTTAGCTATAGAAGCATGCAACCAAATTGCAGAAAAACACGGTATTATTCTTGGGTAGGTTCAATATAACCCTCATCTCCAGGTTCTAATATTTCTTTCTCATCATATTGATTTTGGTCTTTAGCACCTCTTTCAATTTCTGCAAGTAAAAGTGTAACAGTATAAAAAGATCTTTCAAAGTCATTCATATCTTCATACTTACCTGTCATGATTTTCTTAAGAGACTCTTCTCTTTCTTTGTCATCAGTGATAGTTTGAAATAGAAAATATGATAAAGCTTTGGTCATAAGATAATAGCCTTTGTTTACTTTTATTTCTACAATTGCATCATCTTTAAGTTCTTTTACGTTGATTGCCATAACATTAAATAGTTTTTACAAATTTATATAAAAATGTCAAATACCCTTAATATTGAAGAAATAAAAGAGAAAGTCCTAACAAAACTTGAGCCTTCTGGATGGAGTAGAATACTAAGAAGCTTTATTAACAGTAAAGAATTTGAAGATATTCTTAAAGCTTTAGTAAAACAGGCTCAGGATGGAAAAAGATTTACCCCCACACTTAAGAATTTATTCCGGGCATTTGAAGAATGTCCATATGATCAACTAAAAGTTGTAATAATTGGCCAGGATCCTTATCCACAATTAGGAGTTGCAGATGGTATTGCATTTAGTTGTAGTCTTACAATGGAAGCACAACCAAGTTTAGAATATATGTTAAAATCTGTTAATGACACAGTTCATGGAGGTTTTAGTATATCATCTAATCCAGACCTTAAAAGATGGTCAAATCAAGGTGTGTTAATGCTTAATACAGCTTTGACAACTAACATAGGTAAAGTAGGTCAACATTATATAATATGGAAGCCTTTTATTGCTTATGTGCTTGATTGGTTATCATGGAACTGTCCGGGTCTTGTCTATATTTATATGGGTAAAAAAGCAGAAGAATGGGCAGATTGTGTAAATGATAATAATTATAAATTCTTTTGTAGTCATCCTGCATCAGCCGCATATAATAAAGAAGAAAAATGGGACTGTAATGATGTTTTTAACAAAACAAGTGAAGTTCTTAAAAAGAATTATAACTTTGAAATTGAATGGTGATGGAAGAAATCTATAGTAAGTTAATCAAAAAAGATCTTAGTCCAAATCAATGTTACTTACTTTACTGTATAAAGAATAACATTGTTCCTGCAAACTTTATTAGTAAAGAACTTGAGTTTAAGAGACTTCAAGTATCAGGATGGATAAAAGAAGATGGTATTATTCATAGTAAAGCTATAATTCTATTACAAGAATTAGACTCTTATTTTAAGAATAGTAAAAAGAAGACTTCTGCTAACATAATGGGAGAAGATTTTCATAAAAGAATAGATGATTATTTAGAAATTTTTCCTAAATTTAAGCTACCGTCTGGCAAATACGCTAGATCAGATAAAAAGAATTTAGAGAATAATTTTAGATGGTTTTTTGAGAATCATAGTTATGATTGGGACACAGTGATTAATGCAACAAAAATGTACGTAGATGAATATGAAAGACAAGGATACAAGTACATGAGAACCTCTCAGTATTTTATTCGCAAACTCAACCCCGCTGAAAAGACCTTTGAGTCTGAATTAGCAAACTATTGTGAAGCTTATCAAAACGGTAGCGGGGATTACAATACAGAATCTCATTTTAGTGAAAAAGTAGTATGAAGCATTTTAAGCTTTTAATAATTGCAATACTAGGAAGTATTACTGGCTATGTTGTCATTAATAATTTTATAGTAAGTATTGGTATAGGACAATACATATGTATTGAACTATTGCTAACTATATTACACTCCTTGTATAATATAGCAAGAAATAGAGAACAAGTAGCATAAACCAACAATTTATGAGTAATGTAAATAAGACTCCCAAGAAAAAATGGAACAGTCAAAGGGAGGGTTTTCAAGAATCTTTAAAGTATTTGCAAGGAAGAATGCAAGGACAGATAAAGAGTATCAGAACACCTTGGCCAAAATTTAATGATGCAACAACTGATGGATTAGAATGGAATACTATCAATGTAATTGGCGGTAGACCAGCTAGTGGTAAAACATTAATTGCTGAACAAATAGTTAGAGAGTCTTTTAACCTGAATCCAGGAGAAGATTTTAGAGTATTACAGTTTCAGTTTGAGATGCTTGCAAGAACTTCTGCAATTCGTGAGTACTCAAGTATCATTGGAAAGTCTTATAAGTACTTATGTAGCGCTGATGGGAAACTTTCAACAGATGATTTACAAAGATGTTATGATTACGCAAAACAGAAAGTCAAATATCCAATAGATGTAGTAGAAACTCCTTGTACAGTTGATGAATTCAAGGAAATAGTTAGGGATTATATGCACTTTCATTCAAGTTATGATTCAGAAGGTAACATAAAATTCAAAAGTGTAATTATTACTATTGATCACTCTTTATTATTTAAAAAGGCTGCTTATGAAAAAGATAAGCATGACATGCTAAATAATTTAGGTGAAGCTTTGACAGCTCTTAAAAAGATTTATCCAGTTATGTTTATTGTACTTAGTCAATTAAACAGAAATGTAGATAGTCCTGAAAGAAGTGAAGAAGGTAAATATGGTAATTACATTTTAGAGTCTGATTTATTTGGTGCAGATGCTCTATTGCAACATGCTGATAATCTTATTGGCATTAATAGACCAGCTAAACAAAAAATTAGATTTTATGGGCCTGATAGGTATGTGATTGATGATGACAGAGTTCTTGTTCTGCATTTCTTAAAATGTAGAAATGGTGATACAAGAATGAGTTTCTTTAGAGCTGAATTTGAAAAGATGAAAATTGTAGAAATGATTACACCTCCTCAACAGGAGAAAAGACTATCAACCAAATAATGTAAATTATGAGTTTATCAACAAAAGGTTCTTCTGTGAACAGAAAAGAAAAGACAGAAGAGTTATTTAAATTTCATGAATGGAAGTTTAAGCTGATTGGAGAAGATGATCCTTTGTTTATTCCAAAGTGTGCTTACCCACCTCCAGGAAAATCTGAATATCATATTGGATTTTTCTTGAGTGAAATTAAAAAGGGTAAGGATATCTATACGGAATTTTCAAGTATTGAACTTGAGCCAGAAGATCCAGATCGTACATTGTATAAGTGGAGATACAATCCTCACTTTGAAGAAGAGTATGATACTACGGAGCCTTCTTCTAATGGTCATGTTAGATATCTTGTTCCAGTTAGTGAACTTATTCCTATTGTATTTGAAAAAGAAGAGGAGTCAGCTCCTGCTATATTTCCAGATTTTGAAGAAATAATGGATCCAGATGCAGATTCTCCTTTAAATCAAATTACTCTTCGTGATTTAGCAGCAATTATGTTAAAGAAACCTGTTAGTCACAAAAAATGGTTAAATGATATAATTAATTCTTAAAATCATGGGAATAGTATTGCCAACTACAAAGCAAGCACCTACTCATAAGAGTCCTAAGAATCTAATTATCTTTTCTAAACCTAAGATAGGTAAGACAAGTTTATTAAGTACTCTTGATAACTGTCTTATTTTAGATTTAGAAGGAGGTACAAAGTATCTTAATGCTATGAAAGTAGAAGCAAACAGCTTTGAAGAAATTAGAGAAATTGGTAAAGCAATCAAAGATGCTGGTAATCCATACAAGTATATTGCAGTAGATACAATTACTGCATTAGAAGAAATGGTTATACCTTATGCTGAGGTTCTTTATTCAAAAAGTCCAATGGGTAAAAACTGGTTTAATCCAGGAGGAGGTAAAGAAAAGTATGGAACTATTCTAGGTCTTCCTGAAGGTGCCGGTTATTACTGGACTAGACAAGCATTTACAAAAGTTATTGATTACATTCTAACATGGGCACCTTATGTGATTTTTGTAGGTCACGTAAAAGATACTCAATTAGAAAAAGCAGGTGGTACTTTTAGTGCACTTGATTTGGATCTAACTGGTAAATTAAAAAGAATTACTACATCTAACTCAGACGCAATTGGTTACTTGTACAGAAAAGGAAATAAGAATATTCTTAGTTTTAAGACTAATGATGATATTTCTTGTGGTGCAAGACCTGAGCATTTAAGAAATGAAGAAATAGTAATTTCTGAAGTTAATGATAACGGTGAGTATGTTACTCATTGGGATAAAGTGTTCGTAGATTAATAATTAAAAAAACAAAAAAGATGGCTTTAAGCACAACAGATTTAGCAAAAGAAGGTGGTTCAGGATTACCAAAAACAATTTCACCAGGAAACCATACACTAAAGATTAATAGTGTAGAACTAGAAGACTTCAAATTTATTGATGGAGCAAAACATCTAGTTATGCATGTAGAAACTGAACCAATTGATGGTTTTGAAGGCTTTTGGATTGATAAAGATGATGAAAGCAAAGGAAAATATGCTGGTCAAATTGGTAAAGTAAAAGCAAGTCAATATGCTTTTGCTGATGGTCAAACTAAATCAGGTATTAAAATTCAAAGAGATAGATCAATTTTGATTTTCTTACAAAACATGTGTAAAGCTCTTGATAAGAACAGTTGGTTCTTAGAACAAGATAACAAACATGATTCAATTGAAGAATTTGTACAAGCATTTAATGATGATGCACCATTTAAAGATGTATATCTTGATATGTGTGTTGCCGGTAAAGAATATGAAGGCAAAAGTGGTTATACAAATTATGATATGTGGTTACCAAAAGGTTCTAAAGATGGTTATGCATATTCCGCTGTAGGTGGTAATATCTTAACTTATAATGAGGCTGAACATCTTAAGAAGATGGAAGTTCGTGAAGTAGGATCTTTTGGAGATGATGAGTTGGATGTTCCAACAAGAGCATCTTCTGACTTTTCTCTAGACTAAAAAATAGTTGAGGGGAGTTAGAAATAGCTCCCCTTAATTATTAAATTTAGCACTATGATTTCAACAAAGAATCTTGTAAGTGGTATAAATGATATACCTGCTGAATGGGTATTTGAGCATTATCTTGCTCTTAGTGAAAAGCTTGTAGGTCAAGATATAAAAATGCATTCTATATTCAAGACAGAAAAAACACCTTCAATGTTTGTCTATTTTAAACCTGATAATAGAGAATATAAATACAAAGACTTTTCTTCTGGAAAACAAGGTAATAAAGTAAATCTTATTGTTGAGATGTTTAATCTTTCTTATGGAGATGCTGTAAATAAAATATGTGCTGATTATGAATTATATCTGAAAGACAATAACTATCACTCTGTAAATGAATATAAGATTCAAAACAAGTATAGAGTTACTGATTTTGAAATGAGGCACTGGACAAATATTGACGGCAAGTTTTGGATGAAATTTAAAATTGATTCTAAAACTCTTGATGAATATAATGTATGTGGCTTATCTTATTTTACTATGCAGAAAGACGGAGAAGGTGCAAGTTCTGAAATTGTTTTTAAAGGTAACTATATCTATGGTTATTTTAGAGATGATGGTACTTTATACAAAATATATCTTCCGCATAATCCAAACAAGAAATTTATCAAGGTTCAAAACTATATCCAGGGCATGGATCAGTTAACTTATGATAAAGAGTTTCTTGTAATTACATCTTCATTGAAAGATTTA